TTGTTGTTTTCGCTATCACCTGGAAGTGGAATATATAGCGTTCTGTGTGACTGCCCTCTGAGATTTGTCTGCAAGAATCGGAACATCTTGTCTTCTGCATCTCCAGAAAGTTTTGCACCCTTTAATGTTACAACGTATCTTGGAACTGCCTTGTTTGCAAAGTAGTCGATGTTATATTGTGAGGCAAGTGAGTCTCCATGTAATGAGTTGATAGCCGACATAATGTCTGGCACTCCGTAGAATGTGTTCAGAGGTGAGTACTGCTTAAAGTGAATAATCTCGTTTGGTCTAGCATCTGTTGTTAGTGGGTTTGGATTCTTTGCTCCGAAGTTGCGGAAGTAGACAATCTTATTTCCAATAATCTGAACATAGCCGTCTTTGATTCTTCTTACTCTCATTGTTGTCGCTGGTATATGTCCAACGTATCCAATTTCTCCACGAGTGGTTCTGCCAATTTCAAGGTAACCATTTCCAGTTGACTGTAAGTCTGTGTAAACCTTTTCCATAGTTGCAGTAAATGAGTCATCATCATTAAGTGACTCTAGCCAATCTCTTGCCTCAATCTTTGTTCTTTCAATTCTCTTTCTTGCTTTCTGTGTTGCGCTGTTATCTTCTGATGATTCAAGTCTCATCATTGTTCTTTGAGAAACCTTAAACTCATATCCAAGACCTACAATATTCTCTACCTTGGCATCAATTGCTGCGTGGTTTGCAAATGATGTGTCATAGTAGTTTGCTAATTCGTAAAGGTTCCATGGTGGTGTAATAACATCGAACATTCCGTAGCCGTTTACATATACTAGGCCTGGGTTAATCTCTTTTGATTGTGCTCCATCAATACCGCTTTTTCCAGCAAGTGCTGCAGTTGTATACTGTGTTGTTGGCTCAACCATCTTGGTTGCAGATCTACTAATGCGTCTTTTAAAATTTGCCTCTAGTCCGTCAAGAGACTTTAGTGTGTCCCAATTACCATTGAATGGATCAGACTTTGAAAATGTGTCATCTTTCTTTATTGCATCATCAATTCTTGCACCAATTTCGTACTCATTATATTCCATAATTAGTCCTCGTCTCCATACTTAGCAATAGTATCTTTTGCTGCCTGAACTGCACCAAGGTCATTTAGAGAAGGAATAAGTCCAGCGTTTAGTCTATCAACTTGTTCTGAGTACTCTTCTTCTGACACTCTGGTTAATCCTGGAACAAATACGCATGTACCATCTCCTGGATCTCCGTAGTGCATTGCAGTCTTTTTTAGTTCTGCCATTCTAGAAATATCGTTCTTGTCTGAAGGAATGTTAAGCACAGAGCCATTGCCATCTGTAAACCACTTGCCGTTTGCCTTTTTATACACATAAAGACCCCAGTCATAGTTCTTTTCAATGACTTGGCGTCTGACATTTTTTACAATTGGTTGACCAGTTTTTGGGTCTATTAGTGAATCCATATCCATAAGTATACCATATTACACAGGATCCTGGACGAATTGGCTCCAGTTTACATCCGTAAAAATAGTATAAGAGTAGTCTCCAATACTAATGGGTCTTTCATCGTCTACAATTATCTTATTAGTTCCAGTATAACTCTTATAAACATCTGATGGGTCTACCCCGTAATAACTTTTTTCTGACAAAACAAGAACCTTATTCCAGTTAAAGGCAGGGCTTTCCCAAAAATCCCAGTTGAGTGGCTGAGTCGATGAACCCAAAACCCTGACCCTAAACCATGGTCTTTCTGATATGTTCTGTACCTCTTGAAGGTTTGTAGACTGATAGTAAGATATGCTGTTAAATAGTAGTGGACCTGTTAGTCTTACTGCCCCTTCAAAAAATGAAAAATTAAGACTACTTAAAAAGTTAATCCCCAAGAATCCCCACTCTTGTAGAGTGATGATTGGCTCTTTAACTATTTTTCCATTCCAATAGAACCCAATGCCGTCTTGGACTAACCCTGTCCTTGCATCTAAAGCATAGATCTTTGCTCTTCTTCCAGTTGGATCGCAAGCAACCATATAGAATTTTATGTAGGAGTCTTGACTTTGTATTTCAAATATTTGAGTAGGAGCATATGGAAAATAGTCCCCATCAAATCTAACTGCCATCTGCATTGCTATAACTTTAAATCCTTCTGCACGACTTTCATTGATTGGAATTAAAAGACCTCTGTTTATAAGTGGATCAAACTTTCCTTTTAGTTGTATTCCACTATCCTTAGTTAAATATAGATATGGAGAAGAACCTGTATAAATTGAAAATGGATTATTCTTTTTAAAGTCATAATAAATTCCACTCTTTGTATAAGGATATATGTCTGTTCCAAACCTTGTTCCTATGGGACTTGCGTCAGACTCGTTAAGCGCTTGGGATGCGTAAAAAAGTTTTTTAATTATAATATTATTTCTTTCTGAATTTTTTAAATTTACCTCTAAGTGTGTAACAATAGAAAGGTCATTAAAATCAACTCCAGTTGGTGGGTAAATAATCATATTATTAACAACTTCGTACTTTGTAGTCATCCAGTCTGCCCCAGGAACTAAGACCCCATCTCTTGAAGGTCTTTCAGTCTTTGTAAAATAAAAAGAAGTTTGGTTTGCTCCTAATTCTGTATATTGGAAAGTTACATAAGACTTTAAGAGAGAATCATCTGTGTCATACTTATATACTTTTGATATTTTATTTTTTAAATCTTCGTAGTCGTTGTATCCAGTAAATAGATAGTTATCCAAAGAAGTATAAGTTCTTTGTACTGGGGTTCCGTATTGTTCTGACAACTCTGCGTATGTCCACTCTTCTGGATCTGTCTCTATTGCTATAGTCTTTGATGGTATAGGGTAGTCTATATTAAACTGAATAAAGTCAAGGTCAAAATACTGATCCCCTCGTTTATCAATAACGGACTCAGCAAAATATGTAAGAGGAAGTTGATCTTCCCAATATGCGTTTGTAGATACTGCAAGTTTGTATTCATCAAAAACTATTTCTGGTAAAAGAGTGTAACTTGCAATATGATCAACAAGAGAGTCTTCTTCTGAAATAACAACAGGACCTCCAGAAATTCCTCCATTTACCGTATCTGTTAAACCTCCATATGGTGGCATAGAGGTTGTGTCTATTCCTCCATCGATGCCTATTAACTGACTATTTTGATAAATAGCAAAAAGGTCTTCGTTCCATATTGGGACGCCTATCTCATTAAATAGTCCCCTGATTTTTTGAAAATTGTATTTTGTACAGAATCCAACCTTATAAATTTTGCCTTTAAATGTAGACTGTCCATCTTTGTTTCCACCAACATACATTCTTAAGTCTGATAAAGATCCAAAGAAGTTTGACGCTGGATTTCCAAATTTTGACACAAATGTTGGAATGTCTAAGCCTACATCAGCCATCTCTCCTGGAACTGCAAGAAGAGGGGTGTATATAGTTTCTTCAGTTCCACTGGAACTTATCTTATAAGATATCTGATTGTTTAAAAGTTGTATTAAGAAATAGTCTTTGGTGTTTTCTTTTTCAATTCTAAAAAGTGTTTGAACAGAACTCGAACTTTCTGGCAACTCAAAGCATCCATAAAAACCAGAAACTGGAGTATTGAGGAAATCAAAATTTTCAAAAAACAAATAACCAGAGACTAGGTTCCAAGAACTGTCTGGTTTAAATGAAAAAAATTCTTTTGTTCCTGGTGTCTGAGCAGTTTTACAATCTAAAAACAGTTCTTCTTTTGTACCTGAAGACAATACTATTTGTGGAAGAGGGTGTGACAAAGCAAAAAGTGTACCCTTAGACACACCCATATTATCGCTAAACCCTTGAGCCCAAGAACCAATATTTGGATACGAATAGTTTGCCGTGTAGTCTGCAAAAGAATAATCAATAAATACAGAAGTTCCGCTATACGATGTATTAATGTTTTCTGGTATATCAACACCCTGACCAAAAACAAATCTTCTTTTCGCAACTGAGGATGAAACAAGGTATGGATAAATTCCAACACAATCTAACTCTATTGGAGATATGTCTTCATATGCGTAGAACCCTATCCAGTCTTGATCTTTGCCTTGCGATGTCATGGTTGGCAATAAAAGAGATTCTGTTGAATAGGTTAAAGATATTACTTCTTGCCCATTTATAAGAAGTGAAGCAAGATCTTCTCCAATTTTCATATGTACCAGCATTGGCCTTGTCCATTCGCCAACATAGTATGTTTTATAATCATTATTAATTCTTAGTCCTATTGAAGGTCCATCTACATATATACCGTCGGATGATGCGATTGGACCAATAATTCTTTTTCTTTCGCTGCTGTATGAATTTATTCTAATCCAAGCCTCTAGCGTGTACTGTCTAAACTTTCCAGACTCATTTAGTAAGCCTACTCCAGGAATTATTAAAGAGGGATCATTCTCATTTGGATATATCGCTGTTAGACCCGAAGTTCCGTAAACCATAGGAACTCCTACATTTTTTGCTTTGAGCATGTTGTCAGAGACTAAGTAATACCCATCTAACTCTTGCAACCCATAGCATTTTGCAACTATTGCGTCTTGTGTAGTAATTGCAATATTTTTATCAGATATGTCTATTGGGCTTACTCCAAGAGATGTAGATGCGAATTCTTCGGACCACTGTCCAAAAGTTAAACCATTTACTAAAAAAACATCTTCTGTTTCTGATCCACCAAGAAAGTTAATTTTAAAGACAAGCCTTATTTTTGTATCATCAGGTGGGGTGTCAAATGTTTCTGAGATAAAAACCCAACTATTGTTTATAATTGTGTCATAGTTTTTGAGATGAGTTATGGTTTCTCCACTTGTTGTATCATCATATTGATACCCAATTTCAAAACCAGATATGTAGGAACTTTCAGAATAGAAGTATCCACCTACAGAAAATGTTTTTAAATACTTGTTAAGGTCTTGTAAATTTTTTGTTTCTTCTGTTTCTTTACTTATCATAACCACAGATGCAAAATCATTGCTTGTTGGAGTAGCAGTTATTTTACCTACATAACTTCCAGTAAATGGCTCATCGACTGACTGAGGATAAGCAGAAACAGTACCACCAGTTATGCCCCATTTTGCTGAATTAGACAAAACTCTATCAGCCTCTGAAATTAAAGAAATATAGTCTGCTTTGTCATCCAATGCCCATAGTCCAGTCGGATGCTCAGCAAAGACTTTTTCGGCATATAGGTTTGATGGATTAGACATTATGAGTCTATTTTACCACAGAAGACTACTTGTTTATTTTCATTTCACAGTAGTCGGTGGTGCAGTACATCTCTCCTTGAGCCTCAAGATTTTCTGCTCCATCATAAATAGCAGCAAAATCAATGTGCTTCAACTTGCCAATATATGACTCATATTGCTCTTCAGTAATTTGAGTGTATGGCTGTTGTGGGTATGTGTGATTTCCCATTGGAAGGAATGAGACTGCTTTGAGTTGTCCCTCATACATATGGAGTGCTGGAACAACATGCTTTGACTCTGTTTCCTTATCAAATGAAAGCGTTACAGAAACGCCATTATCGGACCAGTACTTTTGAGCAGTTGCAGCAAGTGCAATCTTTTCAAATAGAGTTACATCCTTTTCAGATCTTGGATGACCTGACTTGATTGGGAAGTAAACTACTGATGTATTTGCTGATACAACATCGTCTTCAATTGTGTACCCTGCTGCTTTGAACAAGTGCATCATTGGATCTGTGTCTCCAAATCTAACTGCACGAAGGAAGAAGTTTCCTCCAGGTCCCCAGTGAACTCCAGGAGTTGCACCAGAAAGAATTGAAACAGATCCTGATGGCTTCACTGTTGTTACACGAATTGATTCACGAACACATAGCCATTCTGAGTACTGGTGGTCATAGTGACGGATCTTGTTGTATCCCTCATCCATCCACTCACGAACAATTGGCAAACCTTTTTGATCTGCAAATGATGCTATACCTGTTAGTGATGTACCAATACGACGGTTGCGTTGCATGATACCGTTTGTTTGTGGCCAGTGTGTTGGAACAAGTGTTACAGTCTTTCCATATAGGTATGCAAACTTCAGGGTACGCAGGAAGTCCTCCTTAGATTCATGACGATTTAAGTGCACTTCTACAAGTGTGCATAGTTCGTATGATTCTAATGGCTGCTCCGCACAGGGATTAAAGCCCATCACACGATAGTCTTTTCCATCTGGCGCATCCTTTAGCCTGCCATAATTACGAGCAACATCAAGCCAGATAAAACCTGGTTCTCCATTTTCCGTAATTAAATCTACATAGTCTTCGTACTTTGTTCCTACTTCTGCTGAAATAGAATTATTAGACATCCAAGCCCAGCCTGGATTTTCTGGATCAAATGAGTTACGCTCTGGGAACATTTCTGAATTCTTTAGATTCATAAATGCTTCATCTCCAGCATTACCCAAAGCAAGTGTTGCTGATCGTCTTACGTTACCTGATACCACACAGGTACCAATTAGGTTTACCAAGTCTACAATGGCACGAGAATCTAGTGTTTCTCCGCCTCTGGAGCCGATTACACGGTCTATCTGGTCGTGCAACTTGATAAGAGGTGCAGGTCCTGAAGCAACGCCTCCAAAGCCCTTAATAGGGGCTCCAAGAGGTCTGATCAAATCATAGTTAAACTTCTGAATACTCTGGTTTGCTCTCAAATATGAGTTGATTAGAAGTCTGACTGACTCTACCCAACCTTCACGAGTGTCTGGAATTTCGAACACCTGTTCTGGTTCTGTTGGGGCATAGATTGAGAAATTCTTATCCTGTCCCACTGTATCAAACCCTACACCAATGCCAAGCATCAGGGCATCCATAACCCAAGCAAATAATGCTCCTGGATCATTCTTGTCAAGATCCTTTGTAGATACCATTGCACAGTTTTGTAGTGCTGCTGAGTTCTTCTTCTCCATAGTCATAGGAGTTCCAAATGCCCACATACCTCGTCCTGGTGGTGTCCACTTCAATTCAAACATTCTTTGGAATGCTTCTTGTGCAGACTTCTGAGCCTTGTAGTCATTCCATGGCAAACGGTTTTCTTTAGCATGATTCTTTTGTACTGAATACATACCCTCGATTACTCGACGACAAACTTCATGCCATCTTTCCTTAGTTCCATCTTCCTTCATGCGGGAGTATGTACGAATAAAAGTAATTTCTCCAAGTGAGTTTTCTGCTGCATCTTTAAAACCAAACGGGCTCTCTTGTGCTTTGTACTTTTCTACGAAGTCCTCTGGAAGTTTAAAACTAAAAAAATCTGACATAATATGTATCGTCCTTTCAAAAACGGATTAAGTGTTAAGTATAGCAGAGTTTTCAAAAAAGCAAAACTCTCCCCTAAATAAGAGGTTGAGAGTTAAGAATTATTTACCACTAAGTATATGATTTATCTCTATATTGTTTATGTTAACATGTTTAGGTAGACTTGCTACCCATCTTATAGACTCAGCCATATCTTCAGCAGTTATAGCAATGTCTCTTTTTTCTTCTTGTGTGTCAATTGTACCTGGACAAATTTCAGTAACTTTAATTCCATACTCTGGAAACTCTAGCCTCATAGTATCAACAAGTGCCATCATTCCTCTTTTAGCATTTGTGTAGTTTCCTCCTGATCTGTAAGGAAACTTTCCACCAAGAGAACTAATAAATATAATAGTAGCAGACTCTGACTTTTTCATACATGGAACAAAAAGTTGAGATAAATACATTGGCCCAGAAACATTTATATCGTATGCTCTTCTAAAGTTGTCCATTGTTTCATTTATAATACTAGTTGGGCCAGAGCCTCCTCCTGCATTATTTACAAGTAGATCTAAAGTGATATCTTTATACTTCTCATGAAACTTTTTTATTTCATTCGCACTAGTAATGTCCATTTGATAGACTTCTACGTTGTCTCCAACTAGCCCTGAAACCTTTGACAAATCTCTTGATACTGCAATAACTTTATATCCATTTTCAGATAAAAGTTTTACAGTTGCGTATCCAACACCTTTGCTGGCTCCTGTAACTATTGCTGTCTTATTATTTATAGAGTGTCCCATTTAAAATACTCTCTATATTTTTCTAAGCCAATTGCTGTTGGATCTACCCACCAGTCTTCGTGTATTTGTCTAACAACTAACGAATACCCAAGAGAGTCTAAAATTTCTCTTTGTGCATCACGCATTGCCGTATTTCTCCAGTACATGTTTGAGTCGTGCTCAAAAGTAATAACTGTAAATCTATACTTATTTAGAGGTACAGCAATCAAACCATGCAGAGTTGTGTAGTGATTTCCAGCAGGACGTCCGTCTGTTTGATATCCAGCATCAATGTCTACCTGAAGATAGTCTATCTGATTTGGAAAATTGTTTTCCTCAAAGTATTTTATATAATCAAACTTTGTGGCATCCCCAAGAATACAAGGATTTTTCCTATTTTCAGATACCTCTTTATGTAGTTCTGGAACAATCTCAAAAGAAACGCCCTTCCAGTCAAACTCATTCTCAAGTCTGTAAGTATTGCTTCCATTTTTTGAATGAGCAGCACCAAGTTCTACGTAGTATCCTTCTTTTTTGTTATCAAGTAAATCTAAAACAAACTGTTCTTGTTCACTAAAGTTTTGATACCCTTGAGACATACTAGTGAATCCAGTGTTGTGGAACCATGATCTTTTCACCGCTTTTAACTAGGTGTGCGGTGTGATGATATGGTGGTGAAGGTGGGAACACAATAATGCTTCCAGCCTTTGGCTTAATAGCAAAAGAATAGTTTCCATTGTGCTTTGCTTCTTCAAAATCTGCTTCTGGGCTTGAGTGTTGTAAAACACCATCTGGAGAGGCAATAGTGAAAGATAGTTCTCCGCCTTCATAATCATCGTTAAGATACATTACGAAAGAAACCTTTAGTCTCTCATCTCCCTCTTGCTGATCAAAGTGAGCACCCATGTATGTTCCTGCCTGATACTTCTTGATTGGATACTGAGGGAACAGTTTTGGCTCATCTGTAATTCCTTGAGCCTTTGCGTAATCTCTTGCAACATCATCAAACGCCTTTTGTAAAGTATTGTAGATGTACTTATCTTTTTCATCAGCCTCTGCAGTTAATGCAATAGTCTTGTCTGTTCCGTAGACATAGTGCTGTCCGCTACATGCCATCCACTCTCCCCATTCATCCTTGTTGTCATTCTCAATTGCATCAACAAGTTTCTTAGGGTCTTCGATTACGTTTGTGTAATAGTAAACCTTTTCTTCAAGTATTTCTCTGTCCATTTTATATCTCCTTAGTATTTATTTTTCTCATAAAAACCTGTTACTTTCATAAATCCTACGGTAACATATCTTATGGGTCCCTCTCCTACAAACCTTACTCCATGCTCATATTCTTCGTTTCCTGGGAAAATAAGCAATGTTCCTGGTTTTGGCCTTAAGTCTGAATCTTCCTTATTCTTAAAGAACAAAGTTCCATCCTTATAGTCATCATTAATGTATAGTATAGCAGCATATCTAATGGATGGATCTGTATGTTGGTCTGTGTGAGCCTTCAACTCAACACCAGCCTGCATTCTTTGAAGTGTTCCAAATCCAGCAAGTTCTAGGGATGGGTCTGCTAGTTCTAATAGTTTTCCTAGTCTGCCCTGAAGTGTTGTACTTATTTGCTTAGTTGTAATGTTTAGATTCTTGTCTTCCCAGCCCTGAGTAATTTCAAATTTTCCTTCTTTAACAAGGTTTTCTACATCGTCTCTGCCAAACTTTTCCATACAGAATCTAGCAAGATTTTTTGTATACTCTATAGCCCAATCTTCATTTGGAGTGGTCTCAATTATTTCTAAAATAGTATCTAGTTCTTCTGGTTGCAAAAAATCTTTTACAAACAAAACCTGGTCATGAAAAACCTCAGTACTGTAACCAGCATCGTCAAACTCTTTTTTTAAAAATACTTCCATTTACAGATCCTCAACCTTATACTTGTTTCCGTCAGCATCAAGTTTCCATCCCTGCTTTAGCAACTCTTGCCATTCTGCTCTTTCAATTTCTTGCTTTGCTCTGGTCTCTTTCATTTCTGCAGCCCAGGCATCTCTTAGTTCTTGAGGGTAATCAGACTCTTCTCTATCATCCCAGAATGAGCCGATGGTATATCTAACTCCACTGGTTATAAGAGTTACTTCGTGCATATTGTTAAATCCCCCGTCAAATGCAGCAAGCATTCCAACTTTAGGTTGAAGGCTTATCTCTTGATCTGGGAACTGCAACATGCCACCTTCGAAGTCATCGTTCAAATATAAAAATGCTGCATATCTGCTTCTTGTAAAAGCACCAGAGTGACCATGCTCATCAGTGTTGTCAGAATGCTTTCTTGCATATGCTCCTGGCTCCCACTTCTGTGTGTGGTATCCAATTTGAGAAATTACCTTTGGATCAAGATCGTGAACACTTGCAACAGCATCAATAATCCCCTGCTTAATTTGTGAGAATACATTGCTTGGCAATCCTTCATTTTCTACATGCTCATCATTGTCTTGTGGTAGTACTGAGGAATAAGATTCATAGAAAGATATAGGCATCCACGTAATCAATCCAAGTTCTGCATGCTTATCTAAAACCTTTACAAGTTTAGCAGCAGTTGCTGCATCAATAAAGTTTTCATAAACAACAATGTCTTTTGTTATTCTTTTTTTATTGTCTAGGTTCATTTTATCCTTCTTTCTTTGTCAGCACTAAATTTGTTTGGGTTATCATTTCTAAACTGTTGCATAATTTCTTCTTGCATTTCCTGCCACTTTTCTTTGCCAAACTTTTTTTCATTTTCAAACCACTCTGGAGCACCAGTGGAATACTTTGTCCAGTACATTCTTGAAAGATATTTTGAGTTATTTGTTGCAGGCATAACCCCATGAAGGTATATAAAGTTTTCAGACATTAAGAATTCTGGATGTCCTGATGGAAAAACAAGAACGTCTCCAGCCTCTGGCTTGTACATATAGGCTTCTCCATTTACTATAAAATCAATCTCTCCACCTTCATAATCGTCATTAAAGTAAGTCAAAGCAGTAATTGCAAACTTATGTCCTGGAGTTACTATTGGTTCTCTTATGTAATCTGTGTGGTATGTCATTGCTACAGGATCTTCAATATCTGTTCTGTATCTTGCTATAGAAGGACCAGTGTATTCCCACTCTTTAATAGGATTTTCATTTTGATCTTTAACGTCTGGGACAATTTTGTTTTCATCAAAGTCAACATTGTTTTTTGTAATGTAGTCTTTTGTTGCTATCATAAAATTATTAAGAATTTCTAAAAGAACCTGCTTATGTTCCTCTTGCTTTTCTGTTGAAACTTTTACTTTTTCAGCATGCTCTATTTTTAAATTATCATTGTGATTTATAAATATTGGATTAATATATTCACCAAACTTAGACCATTGTGACCAAGGACTAAAGAGTCCATCTTCTTTTCCTTCAGATTCTTTTAAAAGACTATATGTTTTATCAATGTCTTTAAAAAGACCCTTATACACAAATATCTTTGGATATATTTCAACTACATTGAGAGTCTCTGTCATGGCTTTCTGTCTCCCGTATGCTCTGTAATCTCCCAGAAGAACGGACAAGTATATCTAATACCACTCTTGATTTCTGTTACTCCGTGTACATAGTTCATGTCCCCTGGGAAAAAGTAAGCAGCACCCTTTTTTGGTTTAAACTGTACACCCTGTAGTGGGAAGTATAACTCTCCACCTTCATAGTCTTCATTTAAATAAAACAAACTTGAAAGATCGTAGTTTGGAAAATCATTTGGAAGTCCAGCGTCTGGTCCTTCGTGTAGTTCCTTGTCTGCGTGAGGCTTCTGAAACTGTCCTGGAAGCCATCTAACGATAGTTGTACCAGTAGGTATAACCTTTACCTTATAAAACTCTTCAACGATTGGCTTAAGTCTTTCAAACAATCCTGCAATCACTGGGGCAATTGTTGGATCATTTTTATCTAAAGTTGGACTTGTTGCCACTCTATCTTTCCAGTAGTCTGAATCATAAACAACTGTTCCATTTTCATTTACATGGCTTTCTGTAACATCCCAGATTGTTAATGACTTTGCAGCCTTCTCTAAAAACTCTATCTCTTGGGCTGTCATAAAATTTTCTAATTCAACAATCATCTCTTTGCCATTGCCAAACCAGCCAGAAGGTGTCATTGACGGTTTTCTGACTACAACGGAAGCATCTATTTTATCCATAATTACATTATACCATTCTGTTTATTTTTTGTATTATCAGTTACTGACAATCTTAAAGCCTTTACTTCATGAGAACCCTTTGTTTCTCCCTTTTCATTTACAGCATCTCTATACCAGTCTGTCCATTCTCCAGAAGAATTAAGAACTTGTGCTGCTTCTCCATACGCAATATTGGCATTTATTCTTTCTCGATTTTGATCTACGTACTCGTTAATTTCTATAGATGTGTTATTGAGATCTGAAAGAGATATAGGAATTATTGTTGCCAAAGGCGTTCCAGACTTAATGACTATCTTCTGATTTTTAGACTTTGCTTTTATTGCTAGTGGCAAAGGGTTATCATAAAATGATGTAGTCATTAAGTTAGACATTGTTTCAAAATCATTACTAAAATAGTTTACTGGATTAATAGTAAATATACTAACATTTTTATCTGTTCTAAATATTAGTCCAGTATTAAAACTAATTGATGACTGACCTCTTCCAGCATAGGAACCTTCTGGAGCATTGATTATCTCAATATGATCTTGTGTTTGATCGTTTATACCATCCCACAAAAACTCTATATCTTGGTTGCAAAAAAGATTCCAGCCAACTACATTTGATTGAGTTACTGGAAAGCACCTGTATGCATGACCTTCTGATGTATCATCCATCCAGTCTCTCTTTATAGACATTGGAACAATATCAAATAAAGATCCGTGCATCTTTTCAGCAGAGATGTTGTACATTATTCATTGTCCCACTTTGGATCATACATGTCTGGTGTATGATACTTCTTGCTATAATCTAGCATTGTGACAATTGAATATTTTGTTCCAGAATGAACTGGCATCGCTTGATGTGGATACATAAAGTTAGATGGGAAGATATAAAGATCTCCAGCCTTTGGCTTAATGTTTAGGCCTTGTAGTCTAAAGAACAATTCCCCACCTTCGTAGTCGTCATTAACATATGCAACTAAGGAAACTGTGCAATTGTAAGAGTAACCATGGTCATGGTGTTCCATAAAGTGTTGACCTGCTCCATACTTAATAAAATTAAATGCTTCCCAATACTTTAAAGGCATTATGTTATAAATTTTTCTGTAGTCTTCTACTGCTGCAGCCTGAGCATCATAAATATCTTGCCATAGTTCTTGAAGTTTTAGAGACTCTTCGCTTTTATCTTGCTCAATGTCTGTCTTCTTAAACTTAAAGTCTACACAGTCTCTGTAGTCTGGCATGAGTTGCTGATATCCAACATATGCTGGCATCCAGTGATATCTCTTACCTTCTGCTGACAACTCTCCATATCCAGCAACTGATCCTAGATTGGCTTCAAGTCTATTTATTACATCAAACTCTTTTTTAATTACGCCTCTATAACAGATGATTCCGTTACCAAGATCTTCTTTTTCTGTCCATGATTGCATTTTTATCTCCTATTTGTATTCTCTGCGGGACCAAACTTTTTTAATGTACACTCCTCCATCAGGTTGCCGATAGAACTTTGCGTTATCTACCATTTTACCATATATATCAGACTGACCTAAAATCTCTATCTCATGTTCCCAATTTTCTCTTTTAAATGGAAGCACCTGCATATATGGCGTTCCAGCAGGTAGTGTTCCTTCCCAGCCTTCTGCTATAAAAAATGGAAAACTTCCAAGAAGATGAACCTTGTCAGAATCAACAATGCCTGTTGTATTTATAAACGGAAGGTCAAACCTGTTCATTGGAGTCATAAATAATGCACTGTATCCTTCTGGCAATTCTAGGCCCCACGGAGAACTCCAAGCAAAATGGTATTGGTAGTATCCTTTAGGGTGCTCAAACTGTGGCATTGGTGGTCTTTGAGTACAAAAGTCTTTATACTTGGGGTCATTGATTGTAACATTAATTATCCCCTGAGAATTTTTAGCAAATGTTAGATCGCAAGGAGTTTTAAACACATACCCTGTTGCAAATGCATCCATAATGGCAGGACATGCTTTCCAAGTAGGTATCTTTCCATAGTCATCTGTCGTTCCTTCTTTAGGAAATGGACAAACCTCTTTTGGGGCTTTATAGTATTCTCCACTTGGCATTTTTGCAAATCTGTCTGCATCTTTATACCAGTCTGGTATTTCTTTTTGTGTTGGCACTGGTGTAGAAATATTATCTTTATCTAGCCAGGGTCTAAGGGATCTGAACTTAGCGACTAAAGACACTACTTGTGTCCTAGTTCATTGATGTCTGTCATTACGACAACACAATACTTTGTTCCCTCTTTCATAGGCAATGAAGCATGCTCATAAATATAGTTTGATGGACAGAGAACAATGTCTCCTACTCTTGGAGCGTGTGTATAGTTGTCCATTCTTGGGAATCTAATTTCTCCACCTTCGTAGTCCTCGTTTATATAAATAACAGCAGAGACTGTACAGTTGTACATTGGACCATGGTCTGCATGGATATTGAAATGTGTTCCTTCTCCTTCGTATTTTACAAAGTTAAATGCTTCATAATATACTACATTGATTCCCCAGTACCGTGCATAATCGTCAACACAAAACTTTAACTTTTGATAAATCTCTTCATGAAGATCAATAAGTTCAGAATTATGTTCATCTCTTGGCCCTAGGTTTTCTTGTTTAAATCTAAAGTCTACAGCATCTCTAGCCTTTTTAATTGGAACATCAGAGTTAGTTACTTTTGCTTCTGACCACTTGTATTTACCATTTCCTCCCAGATTTGACTCAAGAGTTTTAATATATCTTTGAGAGTCTTCTTTAGAAAATACATTTCTATATAGGTTAATACCTAGTGCTGGATTTTCAACTAAAATATTATTCCCTATTGTTCTTGAAGGGTATCTTGTTACTGCTGTTTCTGAACGATCCTTAGTAAACCAAGGTGTTTCATTTTCATCATAAGTTGTCATAATATTCCTTTATTTTCTCTATGACTATATTGTATCACAAAAAGTAAAAACAGAATATAGGATTAAACGGGTGAGATTTCTCTGGTTGTTTGATTGTATGAAACTTTTTGTCCAGCAAGGGCAAAGGCGCACTTTACCAATAGGACCTCACTAGTAAAGGCTGCATCATAAAGATTTGCTTTTTCAGTGCCAGTTTCTAGAGCAAACCTGTGAACTATTTTGTTATCACAGATAAAAACATACTGTCTATACGCATCTTTTTCTTCTTGTGTTAACGCAAAGAATCCTTCTCCTGCAGTTCCATCAAAAGATGTACCGTTCCAGGTTGCTCCTCTGGTTGCCGTTGCTTTGTGATTACTTGCATCTATACCAATTATAGGAAGATTTTTATCCCATTCTAGATCGAGAGCATCTCTTACTGACTGATCAGTACCAAGTGCACCAACTACATCGTAGACATTACCATTATCTTTAACAATTATTGCGTACATAGTTTATATCTCCTTTTAGTATAGTATATCATCTTTGTTAGCATCCACAAGTCTGACAGAATGATGATGCTTGCCAGCAATAAGATACTGATGGGCAGTTAGCACATCCGCCTCCGCCACTTCGACCAACGAATGATGGTGGGAAGAACGGTGGGAAGAACGGGAAGAATGGGAAGAACGGTGGGAAGAATGGGAAGAACGGGAAGAATGGGAAGAATGGTGGGAAGAATGGGAAGAAAGGTGGGAAGAACGGTGGGAAGAACGGGAAGAATGGGAAGAACGGTGGGAAGAATGGGAAGAACGGGAAGAATGGGAAGAATGGTGGGAAGAATGGGAAGAAAGGTGGGAAGAATGGTGGGAAGAATGGGAAGAATGGTGGGAAGAATGGTGGGAAGAATGGGAAGAATGGTGGGAAGAATG